GCCTTGTTGAAGCCAGTCGAGAGCCGCGATCCGCCGCTCTTCGAGTTGGGCGCGGGTGAGGTGAGCAGGAAGCCAGCCGGACATCAGCTCAGAATACCAGTGCAAAGCTATACCGAGATCAATCGGGGAGGCGGCGGTGGGCCCACCAATATCGGCATTGGCGCATTGGTGGGTGTGAGAAGCGGTCCGGGCTTGGGTTTCTTCGCAGAGGCGGGTCCAGTTAAGTTTTTCGGTGGCTCTGGGATCGCACCGATGGTACGACTTGGTGTGAATTACAGCTTCTGATCTCAACAACGCAAAACCGCCCGGTCAGGGGCGGCAGCGGGGGATGTGGGGATAGAGTTCACATACGGCGATCAGGACCCACCGAGCCTGGCTTTTTTCCCTTCCAGTTGAACAGTTGCTGGGGTGTTCGCTTCAGAGATGACGGTAAAGGTTGCTTCCCCTCCGTGGTCTCTCTTGAATTGACCATAGACAACCTCATTGCCTTCCAAGAGCACATAGAGGCCCATGTCATCTTGAAGCTTTGTCTCGCCGAGATAAAAGTCGTCGCCTTTTTTTGTGACGGCCTGCATATCGTCTGTCATGCCTCATCCTAACGCTGTCAAACTGACCTGTTTGAGTGGACGCCATAGCTGGCCTTATCCTTTCTCGCTAGGTGTAGGAAGCAGCACGATCGGTATTGCGCGGCATCGGCAGCAGGGTCAGACCGCCCGTCTCATGTGCCACAGAAAACCGCCCGGTGAGGGGCAGTGAGACAATGTCGCCCCGAACTCTCCAGCCTGGTTTGGGAACTCATCAGGCTTAAACAGCAGAAAATGAGGGAGGTGACCAGACAGAAAGTCTTGTGAGGCTAAAGTCATCCAAAGCATTCAAAATGGAATCTGATGTCGGCCTCTGAATCTTCGCCCCACGATGCCTCCTCCTCTCTAGAGAGAGCAGAAGTCAGGCAAGTCCCCTTGACCCTGGAAGAAGCCCGTGTTCTTCAGACCATTCACCTGCAGACCGACGATCTGGAGGAGAAAGATCGCTCCGTTATGCAGGTACTCCTTAAGCACGGCTTTCTTCACCCCCATCGACTCACGCAGGACAAGCCTCTGGTTGCTCGATATGGCTTGACCCCCGATGGAATTCTGGCGCTCTGGAATTGGAGAGAACAGAATCCACTGGAAAAGGAACTGCTTACCGAGAAGAAATTAGGAGCAAAGACATTTTCTTTGCCCTATATCTCAAAATTTGGAAACCAATGGACACAGTTCGGGGTCGCAGGAATTATTATTTTTGTCACAACAATACATCTGTATTCTAACGATGAGCTAATTCTTATTATGACTGCGATAATAATAGGACTAGAGTCTAGCAGGTCGAAGGTTGTTAACCTCTTCCGTGTATTTCTAGGAATAAGCTTATTAGCTATGCTTGTGGTTTCAAGAACTGCGACTTGGTCATTTCCTTCATTCACTCAAGATGAGTATATTACCTGGCTAACTTTAACTGGCAGAATTGGTGGCGTAGTTGCATTGATTTCGCTCGTAATATTAGTGCTTAGAATAAGAGCCGGAGAGTTCAAGAGACTTTCCTTAGACTACTTGATCAGATCGACTCAGAAGTCGCAGTTATCGGCAAAAATACGTGTGCAGGTAGTGCTCTTCATAATTTTTATCCTCCTCCTTTCCATAACATGGACAACTGCTTGGGGACTTCTCTTGGGACTCATGGTTGTTGTTGCATCCACAAGTCGCAAAAGGAATAAATCTAATATAGTTAGACTAGTAGTGATGTCACTTTTACTAATTTCGACTCTGCCTGTAGTGATAGATTATACAGCGGAGTGGATCGATTCTATATTGCCAACTTTCAGATTCTTTATGTATTCATTTCTTCTAGTAGCACTCTACTATTTAACAGTATTGAAAATAATTGATGGAGATCTACTCGGTATTGAAGCTCAAGGTCAGTTGAGGGGAGAAGATCATAATTCTGAAAAATATACATTAACCCGAGTTTATTCAGATTTACCTCCTGAACTATCCTCACTGCTTAGAGAGATTGATGAATTCAAACTAGACGCTGAAGAGATCAGTTCTCCGGAAGGTTATGCCTTGCGGCAATTACCTCAGATTGCCCACGAGTCAATCATCACTTTTCGAAATATTCCGGTGTCCGCTCATGCGTATGAAGAAGCACGAATAGAAATAGAAAAACAATTGAAGCTTATAATGCATAGACTGGAGCGGGCTCAGGAGAAACAAGCAAACGAATCACTCATTAAAATTAAAGAAATAAGCCGTTTTCTCAAAGATAGATAGATTCTCTACCGGAACTTAGAGTAAGTATAGAACTTTACTGGCTGACTCCTATTGATAACGGCGTAGCTTTGCATCGGTCTCCGCGAAGCCGAACGTGTCCCAGTCGTGAAATTTCGGGACAAATCTGGGAGCAATAAGGCGAACCCGTACCGTTATCAATAATCAACTTCTCTGCTCTACCCTCACTTTCAGGGACTTGCAGCAGCGCCTCTACTTGCCTTCCTGGGTCAGGCTGGAGAGTGTCAGTGCAGACGCAGTGCGTGCAAGGCAAGGTCAGGAGATGATCGGCCAACGAAGTTCACGCATCCTCCCAAAGATCGTCAGCTAGCGCTGGTAACGCAAAGCACCTACACAGCACCGCCTGCCCTGGCAATTCCGTCGCACCCCGCCAAGTGAACACCTGGCCCTGCAGCACCTGATGTCCGGGGCGCACGCGGTTGTCGCCCTGCGTTTCCCACTGAAACTGCTTGACGCCCAGCGCCTTCAACCGGCTGATTCCCGCGTTCGCAGCGGCGGTCAACATCTGATCCTGAACGATGAGCACCGCCCGGCTCCGGTGGACACCCAGGCGCTCTTGCAGCAGGTCGGCGGCCTTGCCGGGGTCAAGTCCCTTCCGGATGGCCTCGCGGATCGTGCGCGCCGCGTCATTCCTGAAGCGGGTCGTCTCGGACTGCCAGTAGCCGTTCATTGACCTTCTGGCCTTGTCCACGGCGCGGGCCTGCAAGCTCGCCGGGTCATTGAAGTTCAAGCCGGAATCGAGCAGCCTCACCAGATCATCGGAAGTCAGCACCCGGTCCCGCACGGCACGCTTCAGCAGGGCCGTCAGCTCAGTCGGCGGCGTGCGCGTGGCTTGCATGGCCTCGTCGATGCGGCGCAGCACCAGCGGCAGGCCCGCGCGGCGTCTGCCGGGCGGGAGGGCCAGCACGCGGGCCAGCTCAGCTTCGGCAGCCTTCAAGGCCACCTTGCGGAACTGGCGCAGCACCGCGCCCCTGGCCGCTTGCAGATGGGCGTCCTCTCGCTGGCGGGCCAGCTTAATGAGGCGGCGGGCTTCAGGGGTTTGGGGCATTGTCCAAGCCCACACCGTCAAGGGCATTCAGGTCTGCGGGATTGACTGGAGGTGCGCCGCCGCCCAGGTCCGCCTGACGCTGCTCTTCAATCTGCTCGGGTGTAATTGCCAGCATCGGGAAGGCCAGGCTCAAGGCCATCAATCCCACCCAGGCCGGGGCCGATTCCAGAATCTTGAGGGCCAGGGTCGGCGTGATGCCCTCAGCGGCGCGGCGGGCACGTTCGGCGGCCACGTCCTCGACACCGATCCGGCCCAGCATCGTCTCTTCGGCAATCACGCCTGCTTCGTGCAGCTTCAGCGCCGTGTCCACCTCGGCGGGCGTGGGCTGCACGGCGCTCATGCGGGCCTGGGCCGTCGCGTGGAAGGCGTCGTAATCGGGGCGGCGACCAATGAAGTGCAGGCCGAGGCGCAGCACGGTATTGATGACCCAGCGGACGAGCTGCTCGAGCGCCATGCGGGTGGGTTCCAGGCTGCTGATAAAGTCCTGCACCGCCTGAATGCGGCTGACTCCGTTCACGCGCCCGTCGCCGGTCATCAGGACGTGCAGCTGCTTGGCCTCGTCGAAGATCGCCTCGCGCACCTCGTCGAAGGTCTCGCCGAACACGCCCCAGCCAGACGGGTCTTTGTACTGGACGGATGGAGTGGAGAAGCTTCCGGATGGTTCGAGCTTGCCCGTGTCTGGGTTCTTGACCATCACCGCGATGCCGTTCAGGAAGTTGGTGACGCCCGATCCGGTGTTGTACGTGCTGGGAATGAACTTCTCCCCGCGTGGCGACGCCGAGTCCTTGACCCATTCACCGGGCATCTGGGCATTGAGGATGGTGCGCTCCACGAAGCCGCCCAGGTCGATATTCCGGCTGCCCATCGTCATGGTCTTGTCGGCGAAGAGGGCCAGGCGGCGCACGCTTTCGGTGATGAGTGGGTCGAGCTTGACTTCGAACAAGAGCAGATCGGGCACGGGGTATTCGTCTGAAGGGTCGGTGTCGCTGCCGGTGCTGGCAGGCGTCACGCGGGTCATGCCGTCCGGTAGGCGCTCCTGAATCTCCCAGAACGGCATGCCGAGGGCATCTTTGTAGTGGAAGTAGGCACTGGCGACCCGGCCTTCGATGTCCCTGACCACGCCAGCCGTGTCCCAGCTCGGGGCCTGCACGCTGATAAAGCCCAGGGCGTCAGCGAGGCTCAGGCCGCCGGGCACGCCGGGGCCGGTGTTGCCCGCGCCGTCGGTGACGTTGGCTTCCAGCTTGCTGCGGGGCACGAACAGCCGCAGCGTGCCGCGCTCGCTCCATAGGGCTGTGGTCAGCGCCTTCTGGATGCTCAGCCACACGCCAGAGTTGTCCCACCAACCGCTCAGGGCGTCGGTGAATTCGTCGACCAGCTTCTGTTCGTCCGCATTGGGCTTCTGGTCTTTGGGAATCTTCCGCTTGGGCGTGACGCTCCAGAGCGGCTCCCGGCCCGCGATGCCGTTCACATGGCGCTGTACCACGTTCAGGGGCAGGTTGCGGGAGATGAAGCCGCGCTCGATCTCGGCAGTGACGCGGGCGACGTTCGCGCCGCTGTCGGGCGTGCCGTCGTAACGGGGGAGCGGTCCGGTCCAGCCTCGTGAGTTGGCCCAGTGCCGGTCCTCGATCAGGGCCGCGCTGAGTTGCAGATCAGGCCGCTGGGTGCGGTTTTCCAGTTGCCGCCGCGCCAGTTGCAGGGGCGTCAGGACTTTAATTAGGGAGACAGGCGCGGCGGCGTCGGGCATGGTGACAGACTTTCAGGGTGCGTGACACGCCAGCGGGCTAGAACGGCTGGGAGTACGTGCCGGGGATGAACAACTCAATGGGAGGTGGTGGGGTGGGCGCGAAGGCGTACATGATGACCTCAGCCAGATCCGGTGAGGCCGTGCCCTTGCCCTTCTTGTTCACGCGGATCTTGTCGGCTACGCCCGCTTTCTCGTAGGTGGCTTGGCTGAGCTGCGCGCGCAGGGTGCTTTCGAGCGGGTGGCCTTTGAGTTCGGCGAGGCTGATGCACTCTTCGTCCGGGTGAGCCTCGCCTAGCATGCCCCGTTCGTAGCTGGCCTTGAAGCGCAGCCTTAAGCGCCACCACAGCTCGGCGGCGAGGTTGGCGAAGCGTTCCTCCGCCCTGGCCTCGGCGTCCGGGTAGATGGTGCGGGAAGGCCGCTCGCTGTTGGCAATGCCACGTACCGTGAAGGGCAGATCTTCCAGCTTGGCTAGGGTGGTGGTCAGGGACGCGCCCACGCCCAGCTTGTCGTAGTTGAGTTCCTGAATGCCGTCCTGGGTACCGCTCTCCACCAGATCGGAGGCGATGTGCAGGCCGCGCATCTGGCGCAGGCTGGGCAGCACCACCGGTCCGAGGCGGGCAGCGTAAGCGCTCTTGTCGCTGCCCGCTTCGGCCACGTCCACGCCCGCCGCGCCCGTGCTGCCCCTGGGCAGAATCAGGGCAAAGGCAGCTTCCACCCACTTGGCCGGAATGACCACACCCGCCACGCTGGCCGTGTAGTCGATGTCCACTTCCTGCGCCAGGTCGAGCGGGTCCAGGTTGGCTTCCTGCTTCTTGTACCAGGGATAGACCGTCTCACCGTCCAGCTCCAGCGTGAAGTTCTTGTCCGGGTTGTCCTTCCAGTGCATCGTGAACACCGGGAAGCGGCCTGAGAAGCGCTCGGTGTAAAAGACATTCCCGACCCCGTTGGGCGTGCTGCCCTTGATGACGACATTGGTGTTCTGGCTGATGGCCGCGTTCACGCTCTCGGGGTTGTCCACGAAGGCCCACTCGTCGAGCAGGTAGATGGTGGTCCGCCCGCCGCGCCCGATGTTGTCACCCGCCTCACCGGTCAGGCTGGCACCGTTGGCCGGGTTGATGATCCGCATGTGGTTGTCATGCAGCTTGGGACTGAATCCCTCGGGCATCATCCAGCGGGGCAGGTGGCTGAGCATGTCCCGGAACTTCCAGAAGAGTGACTTCGGATCGCCCTTGCGGTCCACGTACTCTTCCTTGCGGCTGCCCACCCCGGCGGCAAAGCCTGGTGTAAACAGCCAGCGGTGCAGGAAGTAGGCCAGCACCACGTAGGACATGCCCTCGTCGCGGCTCTTCTCGATCATGCCGTGGCTCTGGGTGGCCTCGCGCTCTTGCAGCCAGCAGATCAGCCGTTCTTGCGTAGGCCGCAGCACGAATGGCACCACCGGCGGCAGGTTGCGGCTGATGTTGCGCGGGTCATACGTCCAGATCCAGTCATTGACGAAGCGGATGGGGTCCGAGGCCATGACCAGCAGCACGGCCCGCTGACGCTCGGGGCTGCCCTGCAATTCCAGCGCGAAACGGGCACGGCGCAGGATCTCGACATGGTAATCACCCAGCTTGCGGGCTGCTTGCGCCTTGAGGGCTGCTTCGACCAAGGCGGGCCGGAGGTCTAACGCGTCCATGTCTTGTAGAGCGCCGTCAGTTCTTCAATCGACTTGCCTTCGAGGGTGAGGGCTGTTTCCTGCTGGATGGGTGCGCCGTCCTTGCCGGTCACTTCGTGCCGGTCCACGAAGTCTGCCTGGGCCTTGCCCAGCAGTTCGGAGGCTTTGAGCCGATCAGCGAAGCGCGGGACTTCACCTTGGTGGGCCTCGCCACGCAGCACTGAGGTCCAGAACTGCTGTCGCTCATCACGGGTGGCGATGCGCGAGGACTGGGTAGTGCGGGAGAGTTGCGCCAGATACTCTCGAAGGTTCGTATTTTTTAGTAGCTTGTCAGCATTTGTGCCTGCACTGTTGGGGCTGTAACCGGCTCCAATGGCGCTCTGGGTGGCGTTGCCACTTGCCGCGTAAAGTTCCGCAAACTTGCGCTGCCGTTCGTTCAGTGGCTTTTCTGCTGGCCCCTTGGGCCGCGCTTCTCGCGCCTTGCGCGTCATGGGTCCAGAATGCCGTCCAGGGTGACAGGCAAACAGAAACCGCCCGGCGAGGGGCGGCGGTGTGTGTGTCGGGTGGGTCAATCGTCGTAGAAGCTGGCGTCTCGCAACTGCTCGACAGAATTGGTACGATTGTTAAGTAACCATACCGCCCAGATCGTGACTTGATAAGATAGAGGCAGCAAATGAAATCAATGAGGATTTGGAAGGCGAATATACTTAAGCAAGACTGGAAGTGGTGGGCTTGTATGTTTCTTCTAGTTTTTACAATAATTTCAAATTCACAAGAATTTTTTGTTGATTTAAAATATGGCCGTGTTCTTTCGGTCATATTGATGACTTACTTGCTTATAGTAGAAATAAGATCAGTAATTGTGGGTAAGCGGAGTCCGGTTAGAAATTTTAATTGGCATCGAGAAGTTAACAATACGTATGTTGCAATCGCCTTAGCGGCAAATTTTCTCCTTCTTGCCTATATGTCTTGCCGTGTCGTTGTTGAGCCGGATGGAACCCCTACAGAGCGACTGAAGTTTAATGAGTTTTCGGCATTCTTTATTTTTTCTGCGGGTGTTTCTCTCATCTGCTTAGCGATATCTTTATTCCGGAAGAGAAGAGGTTATTGATCACGGCTCAGGTTTGCATCTCCCTGGCAGCACAAGTGCTGTTCTGGACCACCTGAGGCACGGTTGGCCTAATGCAGACCAATGTCATTATCAGTAAGCAGTCCTGACGGGCCTCAGGAGCAAGCAGTAAAAGAAGAAAGGCAACCCGGAGGCTGCCTTTGATTTCCCTAACATAGCGCGGTATTCAAGCCAAGTCAAATTTATGCGCTCGATGCCATGCAGAAGCTAACCAGGCAGGCGGTCTGGGATGTCAGCGAGGTAACTCATGCCGCCCACCCGCCGACCTGCAGCCCCAGCTGGCCGTAGGCGTACTCGCGCACGAAGTCGCGCTCAGCGGCGGTGATGGCCGCGAGGCTGGGAACCACCCGGTTCAGAACCTCACCGGCCAGGGCGTAGTGGGCGCGGTAACCCAGGCGGCCCAGCTCGCGGTGCAACTCGCAGGCGACGGCCTTGCCGATCGGTGCGGTGTCCACTTCCGGCAGGCGCATCTCTTCGATCAGCCAGACGCGCTCAGCGGTGCGCAGCAGGGCGACGGCGCGCTCCAGCTCGGCGGGCTGGCCGTTGATCTGAGCGGTAAGGCCCTGGGGAGCGCGGGTGAGCTGGACGGTGGTGTACTCGACGTCGGTAGTCACGCCGCACTCGCGGGTCACGCTCAGGACGTTGAAGGTGCGGCTGTGGGCGGTGGTGCCGGTGTTCGGGGTGAAGGTGTTATCGTTCATGCTGATCTCCTGAAAACTGGGATTCCATCGAGGGCTTTGGTTCCTAGGCCGTCCCTCTTTGGTGCCTCAATAATAGGTGATTAACCTATACTTTTCAATAGGTGTTTAACCTATTAGACTGACGGCATGAACGAAACAGACCAGACCATCAGGCAGGCCATCCGGGAAGCGATGCTGAGCCAGGGCCTAACTCAGGCGGAATTGGCGCAGAAGCTGGGAGTCAAACAGCCCTCTGTCGCTCAGCTCATCAGTGGTAAATACGGTGCGGTCCCGGCCAGCTTGCTCAATGCTCTCGACGCCCTCGGCCTGGAGATCGTCATTCAGCCCAAACGCAGCTAATCATCAAGCAATACCACATCAAAGCCGCGCCTGTGAATCTGCACTGGGCGCGGCTTTCTCTATGCTCTGTGATTTGGATTGGAATCAATTCATCAAGCAAGTCTGCCCTAATCCCAATTCCAGTCCTGAAACTGGGCGGGCGTGACCTCACGCTCCCTAAGTTCGTCGATCAGGCCCGACTGATTCCGGTTGGGCTTCACTTTTGTCGCCAGCGCCCGCCCCGCCTTCAGCCGCCGGTGGCAGGTCTTATGGCTGACGCCGGAGTGCCGGGAGAGCCAGCGGGGAAAGTCGCCGACCTGGCCGGTGCGCAAAACGTCCAGGTACAGTTCGTAAGCTGCTTTCGCCTGGTCCTGAATGGCTGAGCGGCCTATCCCGCCGAGGCCCGCCCACCTTGCGGCGCGGGCTTGCAGTTCGGCCATGTCCTGCGGGCTGACCTTGCGCCGCTTGGCTTCTTTGCTTGTGTCACTTTGGCTCAAACTGTACCTGTTTTGCATCAATTGGCAGTTTCAGTCTCGGCGTGAGACATGGGGTGCCTGGACTGCACCGCTCGCCGGGCCTTGAGTCCGTTGGTGGCCCAGAACTTCGCGCTCTGGCCTTCGAAGTAGGCGGCGAGTTCTTCGTCGGTTCTGGCTCCCGCCTGAATGGCTTCGTGGGGGGAATTGTGGACGGTGCCGCGCAGGAACTTGCGGGCGGCGCTGCTGGCGTAGTGGGGGCGCTTCCTGGGCATCAGCGTTGACCTCCAGACGGGGCGAGGGCGGCGAGGGCTTCCTGCACGCCGGTCACGACGTGCAGGGCGGCCCCGGCGTTGCCCAGTTCAGCGTGCAAGGTGCGCTGCGAGGGGCTGAGTTTGCCGGTTTTGGGGCGCTTGACCTCAAGGAAGACGACGCGGCCCGACTTGACGACGATCAGGTCAGGGATACCGGGCGTGCTGTAGACCACGCCGCCGCGTGCGGAGCCTTTGAAAGCTTCCATGACCGTCCAGCCGGTGAGCTTGAGGGCCTGGACGATCTGCGCTTGGATCGTTGATTCGAGGGGCGCGCCGTCCACCTTACTGACCTTGACGGCGCGGGAACGCAGGAAGCGGCCCGGCATCAGCGGACCTCCAGTTTGATGCTCATGCTTGTTCCTTCGGTGGCCGCGCCTCGGCGGGCGTGGCGGGCGTGGCGGGCAGGTGACGGCGGGGCTTGCCTGCGTTCTCCTGGCTGGTCATGTGCCAGAAGTGGCACGCTGGGCAGAGGTACGCCCGCAGTGGGATCGTCAGGCGCTTGCTCGTGCGGTGCAGGTGCTGGATGAGGCGCATGGCGTCGGCCTGGGAGTTGAAGGACCGCTTGCCGCTGTCTGGGCAGTCGG